CTGCTAGAGGAGCACGACCGCCTGACAGAGGAGGTCGCGAGGCTGCGCGAGCGGGAAGACCCGTTCGGCAGGCTCAGGGCAGGCGACATGAGCGCACTGACAGCCGACGAGAAGCGTGCGCTGGCCGCCTTTGCCCGCGAGGTCATCCGCGACGCATGGCTCGGCGGCGGTGACGGCGGCAGCGTGCAAGACGCCGCCGAGCGGCTCGGGCTGATACTCCGCACCGTCTACGATCCCGAGCGGCACGGCGATGGCATAGAGGCCGACGCCGGCGACGAGATTTTCGAGCTCGCCGACTGGCTCAAGGCCGAGGTGCCATAATCGACATTATACGAGCGGCAACGACTCCTGCCTGGGCACCGCGCGCGGCTCGGCGAACAGGCGCGGCTGGCGGTGGGCTTCCTCGATCCGGCGGCACGCAACGTCGAAATATCGCGGGTCGCGTTCCATGCCCGTGAACCTTAGACCGCGATCGACGCACGCGACTCCGGTGGTGCCCGATCCCATGAAAGGATCCACGACACTCCGCGCGGCTGGCAGATGACCTAATGCCCAGGCCATGACGCCGACCGGCTTCTGGGTTGGATGCTCGCGCGGGATTTCGCGCTCGCGCCTCATGCACCCGTTCCAATGGAATTGCAGCCGCCGCACCGCCTGCGGCAGGTTTGTCCAAGCCAGCTCGCAATCTGCAAAATCGCCCGAATTGAGCTTGTCCCAAACCAACCAGCAAGACGTTGGCGGAAGCTCGAAAAAGTTTCCGCCGAAGATGATTTGCCAGTCCGACGCGGCGCGCATGAGGGCGATCGCTTCCGGGGGGCAAGGCTTCTCGTCCCAGTCAAAATTGCCATATTCGATCAACAGCTTGCGGCGCACCCTGGCCGACGAAGTGCCGCGGCTGCGAACCTTGCGAGCGCTTTCGCCAATGCCATAAGGCGGGTCCGTCACAACGGCGTCGACCCGCTCTTCGAGGGTCGGCAAGATTTCGAGGCAGTCGCCCAGGTGCAGCGTGCAGTCACCGATGTGCTCGACGCGCATTAGAGCCGGCCGGTCAATGCCAGGATGAGCACTACGATCAGCAGGAGTCCCGCGAGGCCAGAGGGGAAATAGCCCAGCTCGAACCGGCTCGCGTAGCCCCAATGGGGCAACCCGCCGATCAGCAGGACCACGAGAAGGATGGTCAGGATCAGGACCCAGGGCGACATTGGGCGGGCCTCCGATTTTCCATAATGCAAATTACACGATCGATTTCGGGCCTGTGTTCACGGTCTGTTCCGGCCGGCCGGTCGGCCGCGCAACAATCTATCCACGCTGCCAGATTTAGGGTAACAGGATACCGCGACCATACAAGGGCTAGGGCTATGCTGCTGCCGTTCCGCGCTTGTTCTTCCTTCCTGGTCCGCTCCGCGGACGATGACGCGCGCGTGATCGAGGGCATTGCAACCTCGACCTCGACCGATGGCGCGGGCGACGTGATCGAAAGCGCTGGCGCGGTCTACAAGCTGCCCATGCCGCTGCTGATGCAGCACGATCGCCGCGAGCCGGTGGGTCAGGTGACGGCCGCGAAAGTGTCGGCCAACGAAATCACCATCCGCGCTGAAATCTCGCGCGACTCCGGCCTCGACTACGTCGAGCGCGCCTGGCGCCAGCTCAAGGCCGGCCTGGTCAAGGGCCTGTCGATCGGCGCCCAGCCGCTCAAGGCCGAGCCGATCCTCGACGCCAGGGGCCGCATGACCGGCGTGCGCTACACCGCCTGGCGCTGGCTCGAGCTGTCCGCCGTCACGGTGCCGATGAATCTCGATTCCACCATTGAGGTGGTCAGGAGCTTCGACCCGTGGGGAGCGGCGCTGTACAGCGCGCCTCGCGACCTGGTCGAAAACGAGGGTCCCGAGCCTGAGGACCATACCTATCAAGCAACCCGCGCCCGGATCATCGCCGCGCTCAATGTGTCGGCCCGTGCGCTCCATAGGGCTTAGGACAATGACTCTCGCCGTCTCGACACAGATTGCCGCCATGGTGCAGAAGCACGCGGCCGACCGGACCACGCTGGAAACCCTGCTCGCCGGCCTCGACGACAAGCCGGCCGATACCACCATCCTGGCACAAAGCGAATCTCTCTCGGCGACCATCACGAGCGACGCCGCGACCATCGCCGCGCTGCAGAACGCCGAGCGCGCCTTGATGGCGCGCGCCGTGCCGGTGGCGCCCGGCATCCTGCACTATCGCCAGCCCGAGAAGTTCAAGGCCGACCACATCTGGCGCGCCGGCGTGGTCATGCTCGACGCCTACCACACGCGGCGCTCGATCGAGGAGGTGGTGGCCGAGCGCTACCCCGGCTCCGAGCTGACCCGCGACCTCTGCACCCTGGCGCTCAATCGCGACCGTCCCGGCGGCGGCTATGAGGCGCTTCACCGCGAGGTGCTGACCCGCGCCGCGCAGGGGCCGGCGAAAACCGATGTTGCGGGCTACGCCGCCGAGCTGGTCCATCAGACCTACGCCGCCTGGATGGACGTCCTCAAGTCATCCTCGGCGGTGGCCCAGGTCGACTGGCGCTCCGATACGTTCGAGAACGGCGCGCCGATCGTGGTCCCGTTCCGCCAGGCTCGCGCCGCGTTCCCCGATAACTTCGACGCCGTGTTCCGCAAGGAAGGCGACCCGATTCGGGTCGGCCGCCTGACCACGGGCAGCAAGTCGATTTCGCCCTATTCCATGGCAGTGATCGGCACCTTCACCCGCGAGCTGCTGCGCCGCTCGACGCCGAGCATTGAAGCAGTGATCCGCCAGGCGATGCTCGACGACACCGCCGAGATTATCGACAACGTGGTGTTCGGCTCGACCGCGGCGACCGTGGGCCTGCGGCCGGCCGGCCTGACCAACGGCATCGCCGCGCAGGACACCCGCGCGGCGACCGCGACGCCGACCATCGCCGACATCAACAACGACCTGCAGAAGATGGTCAAGCAACTGGTGGCGGTGCGCAAGCTCGGCGGCCCGCAAACCCATTGGGTGATGAACACATCGAACGTGATCGCGCTGTCCGGCCTGCTTGGCGCGACCGGCGCGCCGATCTATGCGCCGGAGCTGGCCAATGGCCGGCTCAAGGGCTACCGCGTCGCCTCGAGCATCTACTACCCGACCACCGAGGTGCTGCTGATCGACGCCGGCGCGATCTTCATGGCCGGCGGCGCGCCCGAGTTCTCGATGAGCACCGAGGCGACGTTGCATGAGGAGAACACCACGCCGTTGCCGATCGGCACCGCCGGCTCGCCGGCGACCGTGGCCGCGCCGGTGCGCTCGCTCTATCAGACCAACAGCGCGGCGCTGCGCATGATTCAGGAAATCTCGTGGGACATCCTGCGCACCGGCGCGGTGCAGCAGCTTACCGGAGTCGCCTGGTAGCGCGGGCGCAATCGAGGGGGCGTGGCGCGTCTTCCCCCATGGCGGCGCGCCTCTGCCTGACTTGACGGCGGGCAGGACTCTCCCCGCCCGCCGTCACTTTTGGAGGATCAACGATGGCGTTCCTGACAAACCGAGTCTGGCTATGGCGCTTCAAGGGCACCGCCGGCGACCGCCGGCTAGGCTTTGTCGAAATGGGCGACGCCGCGGCGCGCAACGAAATTGTCGGTGGCCGCGGCCAGGACCCGATGGTTGGCCTCTATGCGCTGAAGCATCTCGACTACACCGTCGCCGGCGGAATGCGGGCGCGGGCGCCAGGACCGCCCGCCCCGAGCAAGGGCGAGGAGCCGGATGACGGCGCGACGCCGCCGGCGTTCCTGCGCCGGCCGCGGCCGAGGGACTAGGCGTGGGCGCCATCACGCAATGGCTCCGCCGCCAGGTGGCGGAGGGCGCCTGGCGAATGGCCTATGGCTCGAGCATCGAAACCGGCCGGCTGTTCGATATTCCGTTCGGCAACGGCTGGGAGCGCGGCCTGAAATTGGCCGCCGGGCCGACCGATGGCCGCGCCGTGCCGGCCGCCTTCGCCTGCGTCATGGCATCGGCCCGCGCGACCTCGCAATGCTACCCGGCGCACAAGCGCATCAACCCCGCGGGCAAGCATGAGGTGGTCACGACCTCGCCGGCCTCGCGCCTGCTGCGCAACCCGAACGGCTACCAGACCTTCGACCTGTTCCTGTTCAACATCGTTGCGAGCATGGGCTTCGATGGCGAGGCGCTGGCGCTGGTGGTGCGCGACGATCGCGGCGCGCCGGTCGAATTGCACCAGGTGCCGAAAGGATCGTTCCGCCCGTTCGTCGACCCGTTGAGCGGCGCGATCTTCTACGCCGTCGCCGAGCATCCCCAAGGGCTCTACCGCATCGCCGCGGGCTATGAGCTCGTGCCGGCGCGCGACGTGATTCATTTCCGGCAGTACACGCCACGCCACCCGCTGATCGGCGAGACCGCGCTCTGCGCCGCGGCGCTGGCGACCGGCATCAACGTGGCGCTTTCGGCCTCGCAAGCGGCGTTCTTTGCCAATGCGGCGCGGCCAGCCGGCATCCTGTCGACCGACCAGTCATTGTCTAAGGACCAGATGATCCGGCTGCGCGAGGCGTTCGAGGCGCAGTCGGCCGGCCTGGCACAAGGCAAGCTGCCGATCCTCGGCAACGGACTCAAATTCCAACCGCTGGCGATCAACAGCGTCGACGCGCAACTGATCGAGGTGCAGCGCATGAGCGTCGAGGACATCGCGCGCGTGTTCGGCGTGCCGCTGCCCATCATCGGCGACCTGTCAAAAGCCACGCTCAACAATACCGAGCAGCTGGTCAACCTGTGGCTCTCCGTCTCGCTCGGCTCGCTGATCGAGGCGCTCGAGCGGACGTTTGACCGCGCCTTTCAATTCGAGCGCTCGGACTACGTCGAGCTCGATACCAACGCGCTGCTCCGTACCGATCTGGCGGCGAGGATTGACGCTTTTGCCAAGGGGATTCAAGGCGGCGTCTATGCGCCGAACGAAGCGCGCGAAATCGAGGGCCTCGATCCCAAGCCGGGCGGCGACGTGCCCTACCTGCAGGCACAGATGACGCCGCTCGACATGCTGGGCGCGATCGCCGAGAAGGCCGCCGAGCCGGACCCGCCGCCGGCGCCGCCCGCGCCGCCGGCCGACCCGCCGCCCTCCGAGAAGGCCGGCTTCGCCGCGCTCGCCCGCGCGCTCGAGGCGATCGCCGAACGGGCGGCCGCGCCGGCCGTTGCGCCGCCGGCGTTCGACGTTGCGCTCGCCGAGGATCTGTTGCGCGTGCAGCTCGAAGGAGTGCGGGCCGATGCCTGAGGCTCACGCCGCGCTCGACGCGCCGACGCTCGCCAGGCTGCTCGGTCCGCTGGTCGAGCTGATTCGTTCGGCACACGCCGAGCTCGCCGAGGTGCGCCGCCGGCTCGACGCGCCGGCTTGGTCGCCCGGCGTCTATCGCGCCGGCGCGGTGGTGCAGCATTTCATGGGGCAGACGTTCGAGGCGGCCGCCGATACCGCGCTCGAGCCGGGCGACGGCGTGGCGTGGAAGCGGCTCGGCCTGCATGGCTTCCGGTTTCGCGGCCTGCTGATCGACGGCGCCGAGTACGACGTGGGCGACCTGGTCGCCTCGAAAGGGTCGATGATGGTGCAGACCGGCGAGCGCCTTGAATGGATGGCGCTACGCGGCCGTCCCGGCCCGCCCGGAGCGCCTGGTGCGGCCGGCGCGCCCGGTGCGCCTGGTGCCGCCGGCGCGCCCGGCGCGCGCGGCGAGGCCGGCTCGATCGTGGCGAAATTCGAGATTGAAGGGGGCCTGCTCTACGCCGTCTGGAACGACGGCCGGCGCGAGCCGATGGCGCTCACCGCATTCGAGGGGGGCGAGCGCGAATGAGCGAAGGATTGCCACGACTCACCGAGGATGGAAAGCAGCGCGTCGTGCCGTTTCCCGATTGGATCACGAGCACGCTGGAAGATTTCATGGACTGGCTCGGCGTCGTGCCGCACGATCCGGCCGCCGCGACCCGCGCGCTGACTCTGGCGCTGGCGACCGTGGAGACATGGCTCGATCGCGAGCTTCAGGTAAAGGAACGCACCGAGACGACCGACTCGGCGTGCGTCGTGCTGCTGCGCGCCTGGCCGGTGCTCTACGTCGTCGAGATGACCGCGGGCAGCGCCGGCACCGTCATACCGCCCGACCAGTACAGGCTCGACACGCGCCGCGGCATCATCACGCCGGGCGGGCTCTACTGGACGACGAGCGTAACTTATGCCGGCGGCCTCTATCCGTTTCCGGCCGACCTCGAGATGGCGCTGTGGACGGTGGCGGCCGCGCTTTATCCCGGCGCCGCATCGGCCGGCGCCGCAAATACCGGGCAAGCCGTGCGCCGTGTCACGACGCCCGACGTGGGAACGGTCGAGTATGCCTCGAGCGGTGGTGGCGGCGGCCGATCGGCCGACATGCTGCTCGGCGGCACCCTGTCGCCCGCGATCGAGGCGACGCTGGCGCGCTACCGCGCCGAGTCGGTGGTGGGGGCAGGATGATGGACATTCGCCGCCATTGGGAGGCCAACGTTGCGACGCTCTCGGCGCCGGCCGTGTGGTACCAGGCCGGTCAACCCTACTCGCTGCGGGCGGGCTACAGCGTGCCGCGCGATACTGACCAGACTGTCGCGAACGCGCTCGGCATCGGCGTTCGCATGATCACGATCCGCGCCCGCGATACCGCCGGCCGCGAGCCGCGCACGCTCGACCGTCTGACGATCGCCGGCGAGGAGCTCACCATAGACGCCGTGACTCCGGTGATCCTGCAAGGCGTGCTGATCGGCTGGCGCTGCACCGCGGCGGGGCAGGGGGTCGGCCCATGATGGAAGCCTATAAGCGCTCGCTGGTCGACGGCTGGTGCAGCACGATCGCCGCGGCGCCCTATGTGCCGACGATCAACGCCAACACGAAACCCGAGCTCGGCGAGACTCTGTGGTTCACGGTGGCTTGGGAGCCGGACGCCGTCG